GGAGTGACTCATCTTTTAATGGGACTTCTAAGTACTCATCCTCTGCATCAACGTCAGACGAGATGTTCCATCCTTTTCCTATAGGTCCATGCCACATTCCATAAAGAACTCCCATTTCACGGAATCGGGTCTGCCACTTTGCGTGAATAGCATGGCCTTCATCAAAGATATTCTGCAGTCTTAGACCTGGCTTTTCTTTTTTAGCAACTCCACCCTTTAACAAATAGAAGGCGTATCGGTGACACCAATCGGCCTTTATTATCTCTGATGGGTGTAGAACATCTGTTCTACGAGGACTAGGTGGCTTTAATAGAATGTGTCTTTCTACATCTCCAATAAGTCTAGTTTCAACCTTTTTTGCATCCAAGAACTTCTTGAAGTCTTTCGACGCTTGAACTGACATCACACTTCCTTACTGAATATGTATTCTTTGAGGGTCATTTTCTTTTTGTATTTCTTTTGCCACTTTCTTATTAGAGCGTTTCTCTCACGATGAGAAAGACCTCCCCATATTCCATGCGGTTCATCTCGTGAGACCGCATCCCACAAACATTCTTTTTTGACAGGACAGTGGTTTTTTCCACTCTCACCAAAACAGAACGCTTTTGCTTTCGTAGCGATAACTTTGTACTGCTCTTTATCTCTTGGCGGATAAAAGAGGTCGGTATCTTCTCCTGAGCAACGTGCTTGGTATCTCCAAGCGTACTCTGGTTCATCCATGTGTTAGGCATCCTTTGTCTTATCCCTCATCTCTAGGAAATCATTCTCAAGAAGAATGACATAATCTTCCCCATCGAGATGAACACCAAGAACTGGCATTCTTCCTTCAAGGATTGCCTCTCTAACGTTTTTCTTTAGTACATCGGACTTGATAGTGAACTGTTTTTTACCAGTCCACTTGTGCTCAATCAGCAGGTCTTCTGACCGCACATCGCCCTTTCTTGCCCAAAGAGCCCCAGAAGCCGCGTTGCGTGTCCCACCAATTGTTTTGGCAAGTCGCTTTTCGTGCTTCTTGGACTCTTTTTGCCCTTTACTCCTCAAGTTCTATTTTGCCTTCTTCGTAGCCACGAAGCAACTTGGGAACTATGTAGAACAGTGTCTCTCTCCAAAAGCATCTGTTACATCCACAAAATGGTTCTCCTGACAAAGTTTCAGTTATCTCGTCTTCTGTTCCTTCAGGATATATGGCTTCAAACAACATATCGGTGTAGTCCTCTACACCTCGTTCTAGTTCTTCAGCCCAACCTGAGTCATTTATCACAAATCCGTTACTCATCAATACCCACCACAATGGAATCGTTGGATTCGAGGACAGCCTTTTCAAGTTCTTCCTTGAAATCAATCTCGCCACGGAGGCTATCAATAACTGGTTCGATTCCTTGCCATTTTCTTTCTCCATAGTAATACCACCCACCCTTTCTTTCAATCAATCCTTTTACGACTGCAAGAGACGCGATTTCTTTAGCGAAATCATATTCTCCAGGAAGGCAAGCGCCGCCTTCTGCGAAGTAAAAGTCAAAGTATGCAACTCTCTGTGGGGGCGCCGTCTTATTCTTAAGCGTCCTAACCTTGATTCTTTGTCCAATTCTGACTTTATTATTACCCGAACCAAGTTCAATCCATTCGTCTCTACGGACTTCACATCGAGTGAAAAATGCATAATTCTTTCCTTCTCCTCCAGGAGTGGTGCGTGGGTCTCCGTGCATCACGCCAATCTTCATTCTGTATTGATTAATAACTATTCCTAAAACAGGTCTCTCTGCTTCAACAAGACTTCTTTTCATTGCGGTACCGACAACACGAAAGAACTTGTTTGTTAACAGTGCACCTTTTCCTACAGTCATTTCGTCCATACTCTTTTCCAACTCAGGAGAAGGAGAAAGGGCTGGCAAAGAATCAATGACAATAGCATCTACAGATTTAGACTCTGCAAAGGCAATAACAGCATCGTATGCCTCTTCCATAACAGAAGTTTCAACAACAATTACACGAGAGGTATCAACTCCACACATCTCTGCATATTCAGGAACCCACGCTTCTGCAGCAACCCATACAGTTGTGAAATCAGGGTTCTTTGTTTGGTTTGCAGCAATCGCTTTTAACGCAACTGCGGTCTTACCATGTGACGGCTCGCCAATAAGTTCGTTCCATTGGTTTCCAGGAAATCCACCACCCAAAACATAATCGAGAGTTGTAGAACCGCTGGTAAACCTAGGTACAAGGTCAGAACGAATGTCACTAGCGAATACAACAACACCATCACCAAATTTTTTATTGAGTTGAGCAACAATTTTTTTAGCCTCATCAGTTATCATCCATCAATCCTTCCAATTATCTGTTGTGGGTTAAAATTATTTATTGCATCATTTCCTCTGGCTGATTTTGTAGCGCCCTCTACTTTAGCACCAGTTAAAGAGCCATATCTACTGCCGGATTGTTCTAAAGGATACCCACAGTCATAACAACGAAGTTTTGCACCACCAACACTCATGTAGTTACTAGAAGAACAATTTGGACACGACTGTGTTTGATTAGCACTTTGTGCTTTAGATAAAACTGGATTTGATTGTGGTGGAACATATGGAGTCATTGGTTGTTGAGACGGCGGCATTGGCATATCTGCAGGACGCGGTTGTTGCGCAGGTTGTTGTCCAAGTTTGTTAGCCCACCAGTTAGCGTTACTCATTCTTTGGCCTCTCCCCATCTATCTACAATTTTTGCTTCAGCGATAAGCGGAACGGTAATCTCTGGTAGGCGTATGCCTTCCATCGACTCGCGGATTGCTTCTGCCACATCTTCCGCTAAATCTTCACGAGCAACAGTAACCAATTCGTCATGCACGGTCAAAATGACATTGGCTCCTGGCTCGTCTACAAAGCAAGAATGAGCCCTAATAATGGCTAACTTCATAATGTCAGCAGCAGAGCCTTGAATAACTGTGTTAAATGCTTGACGCTCTGCTCTAGACTTCAACCCCTGTTCCTTGCTCTTTAAGTCAGGGATATACCGACGTCTGCCAAACAAGGTAGACACAAATGGCGTGGGTGTCTGGGCTGCTGCCATACGAATTACTCGTGCACGATACTTAGATATGTCACTGAACTGCTTGGTAAATCGGTCTAACAAATCTTTTGCGTCTTTTACGGTGCAACCAATACTTTGAGCAATCTTTTCAGGACCAACGCCATAGGCAATAGAAAGAACAAGAACCTTTCCAGCCTTGCGGTCAACTCCCATAGTATCACCAATAGTGGTGTAGATATCTCCACCATCAAGATAGTTGTTTACCATAATTGGGTCACCTGAAAAGGATGCGATGATTCTTGGCTCAATTTGACTATAGTCAGCAACCACAAGTTTGTGACCAGGTGGCGCAATGAACAAATCACGAATTAACTTTCCGTACTCTCCACCACTAGGAATGTTCTGTAGGTTTGGGTCACTACTAGAGAAACGCCCTGTCTCTGCTCCGTGAGGTTTAAAGTTAGTGTGTACCTTGCCATTTACTAAAAGAGATTTCTTATCTACAACTTTTGTTTTGCCCATTACTGTATGGGTTATCTCTCCACCTAAGTACGGCATTACATAAGTTGTCATTAACTTATTCAAATCTTGATATTCAAGTATTGCGTCTACAAGTTCGTCTTTATTACGATAAAACTCCAAAGCATCTGATGAAACGGAATAGTGTTGAATTCCTAACTGCATGGGGTTTACAGCAGCAACTCCCTGTCCTTTTGCAGTCAAAGCAACTTTGATGCGAAGGTTTGGCTTTATACCTCTACCACCCTCTTCTTTGGGAGAGAAAAGCAACTTCTGCTTCTCTTGCACAGAGTTCATGGCAAAAGGCTTACCTACCAACTTCCAAGCCTTTGCTTTAGCAGCATCAAGGTCCTTTTCAAGACGGTTCTTTAACTTTGTTAACTCAACAACGTCGATGTTTGCTCCAGTCAATTCCATATCACAAAGAGCAGCAAGAACATCCATCTCCAAATTCCACACACGGTTTAAATCTCCTGTGAGTTTAGGAGCCATTACTTTATAAAGTTTATAAGTAACCTCAGCGTCTAGTGCCGAATAGTCTGCTACATCACTAAAAGAGTGAACTTCTACCTGTGCTCCAACTCCCTTTTCAACTGTAATTCCCAGTTCTCGTTTAGCACAGTCAGCAAGTCCTAAATAACCACGAGTTCGGTTATTCACTATAAACCCAGCCATCATGGTGTCAAAGAAGGGCTTTGTAGGAACAACCCCACGGTAATACTTTGCAATAGACTTTAAATCAAACTTTACATTGTGACCAATCTTTAGTTTTTCACTGAAGAATAGAGGCTTAAGAGCCTTGAACACGTCTCCAGGCAATAGTTGGTCAGGAGCAGGACCAAACACTGGAACCCACTTCGCTTCATTCTTTGAATAGTCTGTTTCTTTTAATTCTTTGCCAGCGGCTAACTTGCGCTGACCACTAAGAAGCAACTCTTTGTCCCAACGTAAGAACTCGCCGTTTGGATGACCCATAGGTATTACATCAACACGGCCTTCTGTTGCAAGAGAAATCCACAAGACATCGTTAACTACAGGTTGGATTCTGTTTTCACCAACAGATTCGATGTCAAAAGCAAATGCATCTACTTTTTTGTAATGCGCAACTAAATCTTCTAGTTGTTCTTTTGTTGTAATTATGTTCATAAAACCCCCTCGTTAAATGTGAGAGGACCTGAAATGGAGGTAACAGGTCCTCTCACGTGTGGAAACGTGACTAGACTAAAGAGCGAGCAATTTCCAGCATTTCAGAGCGAGGGGTCTCTCGAATTACGTCGGCTGTAAATGGAACAGCATTTGCTACTAACTCATTAACTTCATCAATGTTCAGTTTCCACTCCTCGGCAAGGTCACGACCACGGACGAAGTTGAGGGTGTACTGCGTCGTTGGGCCAGTGCCTAGTCGAGAAATCTCCCAGAACTCTTT